TCAACATCTCCCGGCCACTGGCGCGACTGATATGCTTACGCCATTGCCAGGCGGTCACTTCCATGTCCACGCCCTCCACGCCCATGATGTCCAGGTTGTGCAGTTTCAAGGCTGGCTTCACCGGCTCGGGAAATGCCTCACCGCAAGCTGGGCAGACCCTCACGCTCAAGGCGCAGATTTCCTGACAGTGGTCGCAGACCTTGACCGGCGCTTCGCCTTGTTTGTCACCCTTCTTTGGTGGCGCTCGGACTGCGGTGATGGGCCCATGTTGCTCTACCACGCCAGCAAAGTCCAACACTAGGCAATCCGTTTTACCCGGCGCAATCCGCAGGCCACGCCCGGCCATCTGCACGTATAGGCCCGGTGACATAGTTGGGCGCAGCATAGCCACTAGATCAATCCCAGGCGCATCAAATCCCGTCGTGAGTACGTTGGCATTGGTTAACGCCCGAATGCGTCCTGCCTTGAAGTCGGTCAGGATTCTGTCACGCTCGGCGCTCGGTGTCTCGCCGGTCACGCATTCGGTGGTAATGCCCTCATCTTGTAGCGCCTCGGCAATATGCTGGGCATGGGCAACCCCGGCGCAGAATACTAGCCAGGATTGGCGCTCAAACCCCAAACGAACAATCTCAGCGGCCACCTTTCGGTTCTTGTCAGTGGTGTCCACTGCCGCCTGTAGTTCAGCTTCAATGTACTCTCCACCACGCTTATGCACCCCGTCCACTTCCAGCTTGGTGCGGGTCAGCTTGCTTCTCAGGGTAGACAAAAACCCTTTGTGAATCAGTTCCTCAATGGATACCGGCTCAATCAAGGCGTCAAATATGGCGGGTTTGTCGGTGATGTACCCGTGACCCAAGCGGTAAGGGCTGGCGGTCAAACCAATTACTCGCAGGTTTGGATTGATGGCTGTTAATTCATTAATCAATGTTCTGTATCCACCTTCATCTTTATGAGAAATTAAATGACATTCATCACAAATAATGAGTTCCACATGGCCTATTTGCTTGGCCTTGGTCCGCACCGACTGGATTCCTGCGAACGTGATGGGTTCCCCCAGTTCCTTTTGGCGCAGCCCGGCAGAGTAGATGCCCATTGGCGCGTTTGGCCAATGGAGCCTCATTTTCTCAGCGTTCTGGGCGATCAGTTCCTTGACGTGGGTCAGCATCAAAATACGAGTCTCAGGCCAACTTTGCAGCGCGTCCTTGCATAGTGCCGCAATGATGTGGCTTTTGCCGCTACCCGTAGGCAGCACCAGACAAGGGTTGCCCCGGTTGCCTGCCTCGAACCAGGCGTAAAGCTGGTCGATGGTGCGTTGTTGGTATTCACGGAGCATAATTCTTGCCAAGTAATTTGTGAATCAATAATCCCCAAATTGCACCGCCAGCAACCTTTGCCAAGAACTGGGCTGCCACAATTTGCGGCATAAGCGCACCAAAAGCAATTGTTGGAAACAGCAAAGAATCAACCGCAGCACCGGCTACATTTGATTTGGTAGAGCGTTTGAACCATGTCCCTGATGCCTTAATAAAAACACCCCAATCAACCACGGCAGCGGCTGTAAAAGATACCGCAGAGGCTATTGCAATCATCCCTGCTGCTGGATTGAGTACATAAGTCAACAGACCCGTAGCGGCAATAAGACCACCCATCTGCCATGCCTTCAATCTGGTGTGCAGCAAGTCCCGCAACGTAAGATCAAGTCCGATAAAAAGGAAGGCGTTAATGGGTGAAACCCACGGCCCCCACTGAGCGATTGAAAGGTTTGCAAGGGTCATTGCTGCTGCGTAAATTGCGATTAGAAAAGGCATAAAGATTCCTGTTGAGGTTGAGTTGTCCAATGGGTGGCTGAATTGTGTGCTTCGATTCGGGCCGCAAGGGTAATGGCCCTCCAATCCTTGTCTGGCGGCATAAAAGTGCCTTTCCAAGCAGAATCAATACCAACATTCCGACCAACGCTTGTGGAATCGGCAGAATGAAAAGGTATTCTGGTAAAAACATCAGGGTTTAACATCCGCAACCCGTGAAGTTTTGTAATTGGAAATCCATGTTGGTCTATGATTTTTGACAATGCTTCATTCATCCGATTCCACCAATTTGCAGAGCCAACCACGGCATATTCGCCTGATGACCCAATGCAAACCCGTGGAAAAGTTCGCGCCAGCCATTGAAGCCTGACAGTTGATTCGTGCATATGCCAAACTGGTGCGGCCATGTGACTTGGCAATGGACAGTCGCGGACTAAAGCATCATTTGCTTTTTCGTTGCCATCAATTACGTCGGGGATGACAAAAAAATCAAAGCCAGGTCGGTTCATATGGCTGGCAATCCATTTGTAAAACGGCATCCAATCAGTAATTGGTTCGCCGCTCATCCATGCAGAAAATGCGCCGTTGTCAAGTGCAAACGATTGGCAAACTTCAATGGCAATAGGCAGTTGTTCAGGGTGGGCAAACGATACAAACGAATGTCGACCTGCAAGCACTTTGGCGGCAGCTGTTGCCGGTGTAATGGGTGATCCATGATAGTGAATCACCCCACTACCCTTCCGTCAAACTCTTTCCGCAACGCCATGACCTGCGGATCAGCAGCCACGCAAGCGGCAGTGTTAGCCAACAGTTCTTTGCTGCCATACACGCCCTCACCCGGTTCACCATTGGCAATGCCTTGTCCATTGATCTCATAGACTGCAACCCAGTCGCTTGGCCCCTCAATGCGTTTCCACGGCACCAGATCAGGATGGATGACATGGCTCTCGCAGCCTGTAAGCTGGGCGTCAGTCGGCACGATGGCGTCCCACTTGGCGCAGTGCCAGGTTGAATCAGACAACGGCGTGATGTGGGCGCAGGTACGGCAGTTGACCTGCTTGGTGGTCTTTGAACCGTGGCAGAAGTCGTGTCCCGCACACATACGGCATTCAAACCATGTCGGGTCGGTGCTTATTGGCGGTGGCAGGCGGTCAGTCAGCGCCAGCCGCTGGCCCTTGTCAATTGCCTTTACCGCATGGTCGCGGTCGTACTCCAGCCGCTCTGTATAGATGCGGTCGTCGTCTTTGCAGACGGCAACGTACAAGGCACGTTTTAACTCGGTGCCGTGCATGTAAACTTGCATCTGCGTGTAATGTGCAGGCTTACTCTTTGCCACGCCATTCTTCTCCAAGTCGTTGAAGCTCTTGAGTGAATGGGTTTTGAATTCCAAAACGTGTTCAGTTTTCGGCGCACCGGGTACGCCTTTGCCGATACCGTCCAGGCTCCCGCTAACGTGACTGCCAAAGTTCACCCGGCGCTGGGTGCCTGACACGCTCATGCCAATGGCTCTCAGATCACTAATGATCTGCGCTTCTTCGTTGAATCCACGCCGGAACAGTCGCAGAATGCGGCCTTGGAACTTCTCCACCACTGCCCATCGAAACGACAGCCAGAGCCAGCGTTCGCAGTGGTGGCCCAACGTAGAGCAACCCATGTGAGCGCGGGGCTTCTCAGTCCGAGCCTCGTGGGCTTGATCAATCAGGCTGGTGATGGTAATATCTGGTTCAGGGATTCTCATGGTGTTCCTGTTGGTTGTTGTTGCTATATTGACCCCGCCGTTACAAGCGGGGTCTTTTTTTGCTTACTTCTTAGCCCAAGGTGGCGCAGACTTAGCAGCAGGCATACCAGCAGCCGCAGACGGCCCAACAGGCTTGAACGGGGCTACAGCCGCAGGTGTCACGCCGCCCAAGGCGCGGTAGCCCTTGATCTCGTTGCCTGCGTACTCACCAGTCTTTACGACCAGTTTGATGCCCAGGTTGCCGCCGATCAGTTGGTCGGTGTCCTGCACCTTTGCCAAGCCAATGGCTCGCATGATCTCGCCAAGCTGCTGGCGTCCAATCTCCTCGGCCTTGGTTGAAGCATTTTTTATGTTCAAGTTTCCAAAGATAACCCGGCCTTGGTGGCTGGGCCCAGTGATGGTGTACTTGACAGCAATGTACTTGCCGTCACCAGCCTTGGTGGCCTTGATCTCAGCGCCGGTAATGGTGGAGTTGTACCAGCCCTCGGGCAGAGGTTCAAAGTTGCCGGTGTTGCCAACGGGGAGAGTGTCGAGGGTAAATTCTTCGTCGAGGAAAGCCATGATTATTCCTTAGTGATTGAAAAAGTGGGGCGTCCAGGGGTGGACGTGATAGCACCAAGCAGAGGTTGGGTCACGGCTTCAGCAGCCGCATTCCAAACCTTTACATTGATTTCTGGTTTCCACCTAAAAAGGTTGGAAAGATGTTCGGACAGACCGGCTTCCGCGGCCAGCATCTGGAGTTTGTCGGCGTCAATCTTCTTGTTGATGCGGCCCTCCATCTTAATCTTGTAGCCGTCAACCTGATGGTTAACCGTGCCGTCCAAGTCTTTGGGGAGGCAAAATTCCTCGGCCATCTGGTCTTCCAATTGACGGCGTTCAGCCACCGCAGCGGTTTCTAATTTCTTGGCGTCGAGCCAGCGTTGGTATAAGGTGTTCATTTGGTGTACTCCAATGCTTGCAGTTTGCTGATCTTTTCGTTGATCTGGTGAATTGACTTGTGGAAGGCCGCTTGCGCCTCTTCTTTTGCCGCTTCCAGTGCGGCAATCTTTTGTGCAGTGGGATCGTAGTTTTCAGGTACGTCAAACTCAACATCCTGTTCGCAAACAAAAGTCAAATCTTCAGTGTCAGCGGTGCGAAAACTATAAACTGTCCAATTGCCTGTTTTTTCCCATGAGTACTTTGAAAAGTACACGTACATCCGAATGATCTTTTTCATGCTGCACCGCCAATCTTGTTGATGATCTCGCCAAGGTCTGGCGCTTCCCAGGTTCCCAGCTTGCCTGACCGATCCTTCGCCAGCCACAGGCCATCTGAGTCGCACATCAAGGCGCGTTGAGTACCGCCCTCAGCATCCTTCTCAACTCGCAGCGCCAGCACTTCATCGAAAAAGTAAGGCAATGCCTGCCCGGTCTTGTTGCCGGGCATGGAAGGGCTGTACAGCACCCGGCCCATCTCGTCTTGGGTCTTCTCCAGCTTGGCGGTCATCAGAACGTGACGGCCAGAGATGTCTCGGAAGGCGCGGATGATGTCACTCATCTGTTCCTGCATTGCACCGTATGCCGCCCGTGGGTCTTTGTTGACCTTCTTTTCATGGTTCAGGCAGACTTCGCCGATCTCCGAGATGCTGTCCAGAGCCACTGACTTGTACTCGGATTCAATAACCCAAGCGTAAGCCTCGCGTAAGTCATCCATTGAGGCGATCTCAATGTAAGGCAGGTCTGCGTCCGCAATGGACAGCAAACCCCCCTCGGCAGACAGAACCACGGGATGCGGTAAAGTCTTGATCAGACTGGTCTTGCCAGCCCCGGCTTGCCCGTAAACAAGCAGCTTGACACCATTGGCAATCATGCCTCCGGTGCGTTTCAACGAAATAGCCATTTGGCTCTCCTAGTTTGCGCTTCCGTCTGTAACTCAGTTCGAAGCGTGGCTAGATCATAGCATAGTTCTGTGCTACAGTGT